CCTGGAGAGCCAGCTCCGTCAAGTAATCCGGCTAATCCTCTAATTCACAGCGGGCCACAACCTGGGTATCGTCAGAAGAATTTCTTTACAGATGTAAAGACCAATGAGACTCCAGAACCTAAAGGACTGATTGGCAGTGGTTCAGTAATTCCGCCGGAGCCCGGCAAGAGCACAGTAACTGACATTCATGATGAGGGGCCACAGCTTGTGAATGCCCAGCCCCTTGTCACTCGGGGTAAGGGTGGCAGGATGCAGAAGAGCTTTACCGCAGCCGAGAGCACTGGACAGCCGCTTATCAATCCGGGTCCAGCATGGCGTGGCCCAGGAACTGAGGCTCCTAGTGTTGAGCCTCCCAGAGTAATTGACAATGAGTTGCAACCACAGCGTAGTGCTGAGGCTCAAGCAGCTGAGAGTCCGCTCATTGAGACTAATGGTGAAGTACTTCCTCCTGAGAAACCAAAGTTGGGTAACGGTGAAGAAACTCCTGAAGAATCCCGGTTAATGGACGAGTATGCTAGACAGCATGATCTTGAACATAATCCGATTGAAGGTGAGTCCAGCAAAACCCACCCACTCGGTGACCCGGAAAATCAAAATATCGAGGGCGACAGACTCGATTATGAACAGGGGAAAAGAGAGAATTCAAAGTTTGAGGAACCCGAGCAGACTGATGGTGGAGGTGGTGATCAGCCACCGAGAAATAAGCCCCAAGCTGAAACACCGGAGGGCCCAGAAGGCAAAGTTCTCCCGGGTGATTTTTCGCTTAACCAGCCAACCAAATTTTATCATGGATCCGAAAATCCTAATTTAATCAATACTGGATTGGAAGCTAATTTTCCAATGGGTATTCATGAAGGATTTGGGGAAAAGGAAGCTGGTATCGGTGGTGAACATATTCCTGACGATGCCACTCACGAAGATTACACTGGCGTCTTTATGACTGATGATCCAGCAACGGCAGACTGGTGGAGTCGCCACTATGATCCTAAAACTGATGGTCCAGTTCCCGGGACCAGGTATGAGATTAACATGCCTCGTGGATCACGTATGAGGTTAGATCCAGAGGAGTCAGTTTTAGATCCAGAAAAACACGATCTTGTATACAATGGTGATATACCATCTGGTAGAGTTTCAACTGAAGAAGATAGGCTAGACAATAAGGCTCGTCAGCAAGAACTAAGGCAGTCTGAAGATCAGCAGCTGATTCGCACCAATGCTATTGATCGCGCTGAGATGTACCGTGGCAACAAGGTTTATACCTCAAGGAAGACTGGACAGCAGGGTTACGAGCCGAGTCCGCTTGGCGTCAGGGCTCCAGACGAGGAGATTTATCCTAAACTTCCTGAGCTTGGCAGTCACTCTGAGAATATCCAGCCTGAGCGTCGCCAAGATCCTAATCGTCGTCAGCTAATCAACTCAATGACTGCCGAGGAGATGAAGAAGGAATTACTCTCCAGTCCGACTGTGGATTTACCAAACCGCAGGGCATTCAATGAGATCGAGACCCACAGTCCAGCAAAGGCTGTGGCCATGAGCGATGCCGATGGACTTAAAGCTTTCAATGACAAGTTCGGGTATGAAGCCGGTGATGCACTCCTGAAAGCTAAGGCTGAGGCACTGAAGGAAGCCGGGGTCGATGCCTATCACGATAAAGGAGATGAATTCGTTTATCGTGGTAAATCACCGGAGACCCTAAAGCAAGATCTTGAACGGGCTCGTGAGATTCTTCGTAATCGCACCATTGAGGTGACTCTCAAAGATGGTACCGTAAAACGGTATAAAGGAGCAGATTTTAGCTATGGAACAGGAGAAAACCTCGAACAAGCTGAGTCCGGCCTCAAGACGCATAAGGCCGCTCGTGAACAATCAGGAGAACGAGCCCGTGGGGAGCTTCGAGGAATTACTGAAGCTGGAGCCAAAAAAGATAAGCCGAGTAAGGGTTCTACCAAATAAGGAGAAGTAGATGACACTGTTCGGAGGACTAGCAAATCCGCCCGCGCTGAATCAAGGCGAGTCGTATCAGGTGTGGAATAACGAAGCTGTGGGAGCTGGTACCACCGGCCAGGAAGTCGCTCTCGCCATAATCCCAGGGGCTACAGGACAGTCTGTATCGGTAGAAGTGTCCTTCTCCGCAGATCCTGGAGCTTTTGAACTTGACCTTCTCACGGCAGATACCGACAAGGCTGTGAATTTCATTCAACGTGGCAGCATCAATGCAGTAAATGCAGCATTCGCCGCTAGATTGGAGGCCTCGGGAATCGTCGCCAATTTTGCAGCTTTGAAACTTGTTTCAATCACCAACGCAGTGAATATTACTGCAAAGATCTCACTCAAATGAACCCAATAAAACTCATAAAGTTGATGAGCCTCTACCATCGGTTTGAGGACATCCAGAAGGAGAAACTCCCTATGAATGGGAAAGTTGTCCAATACACCACTCTTGCCTCCTCGCTGTTCGCCACTATTGGCTTACCACAGATTGCCTTGCATTGGATTCAGATGCATGAGATCGTATACCTGAGTTTCGTTGCTGTGGCACTCTTGCTTCACGCAGCTCTTCCGTCCATCTTCACCGGATCACCTAACACAGATGCCATGAAGGCCACAGGGTTCACGAAGATCCCAATGATTCTGATGGCTTTCTTCCTGTTTGGCACCATGTGTCAGGGTCAAGTAAGTTTTGACGCCGCAGCGGGTCCAGCCGCAGTTTACTACAACCACGAGTGGAGTGCAGGCTCGTATCAGCGAGAGTCTTTTGATCTAGTTGACTGGGGATCCACAAAGGATAACCATTTGATGATCAATGGAACTCAGTTGGAGATGCCGACTCCCGGCCTCAATCTGTACATGGGTGGTTTGGTCTACAAACCTAACCTAAACCCTTTATTCAAGAAGACCAACTTGCCTGCGGGTACTCTGGGGGCGTTTTTCGACGGGTCTGCGGGCAACGGTGTACCTTCTGTTGGTGGCAGCCACGTCAGCTGGATGGCTGGTGGTGGAGTCCTATTCAGGGCTTCCCAATCAGTAGCATGGCAGCCTCTTACGGTCCAGTACGGCAGGTTTGGGACCACAGGTTTCGTAGCAATGTCCACCCAGTTGCAGTACTTCTTCGGAAAGTAATAAGCTCTCGAGGCCGGTGAATACGATCGGCCAAACCAATTAACCGGGGCCGCAATTGCGGGGCGGCAGGGAACCTCGATGGCCGATACCCCTGACTCTTCTCGCCGAGGAGTCAGGGGCTTTTTGCGTTTGTCACACTGAATTCCTACCGAGATCTCAGTGTGACAACTCATGACAAATATATAAAAGTAGTCTCATAAATATGTGCCTAATTTGCCGACTGAGTAAGCGAGGCAAATTAGGCATTTAAAGTGAAATTCAGGTTATTTTAAAGGCCCGTAGTGGAATTTAGTTTATCCGGCCTTAGGGTATATATATCAGACCGAAATTTGTTAAACTAGGCTGTCTACGGTACCTATACGGATTTGAGTGCCTTTTGGATAAAAGTTATGGCATCTTCAGGACTTCTCACCACTCCAAAGAATCCCCCGGCCGTCTTTATACAGTCGCCCTCTAATTCCTGTGCTAAAGAAGTCTTTCCGCTATCCGTCTTGACTTCGAGCCCGAAAAAGTATCCATCCACACAACCGAGGATGTCAGGAATCCCGATGTGTTGAAATGGGTTACCATGGATCTTTCTAAAATATGACCCCGGGAAAGTTTCTCCCAGGGCCAGTAAGATTTTGCGAACAATCCGTGTTTCAGCTTTTGCCATTATGCCTCTTCTTCTCTCCTTGATTCTGACAAAGCTTGTACTGCATCTATACTTTCACAGTATGCATTGGCAAACTCTGTATCAGCCCATTCTGTGAGATCTTTGGCAAGTTGAGGTTCCGATGAGGCAATAACTTTTGCATATCGCCTCATCGCTGCTCTAGAAGCCTTAGCATGTTCATTGTCGCCCCTTGGCTTCAGAACAAAGTACTTCATCAAAAGACCTTTCATGTTAGCTCCTAGAACTGAATATCGTCATCATCAATCTCCCCGGTATTGTCCGGGATTACTCGAAAAGCTCTTCTTCCTCTTCTGTGGCCTCGGCAGAATCACCGGCTTCTTCGTCTTCGGTCTCTGTGGCGGATTCCTCAGCTTCCTTTTCTTCGACTTTGACGAGCTCGGAGAGTGGGAAGAATGCCGTGACGATTGACTTCTTCTTGCCCTCGTACTCGTCGTCAACTACCGAGCCACCCATCTCGAGACCGACGAGCTTGTCCAGGTCAATCTTGATTGCCTTTGACGGTATGGCCTTGCCCGCCGCCTCGAGCAGGTTTCGTAGATTCCACAGGGAGTTTTTGGAAAGCGAGCAGGTGTGTGGGATGGACTTGTTAACGCCCTTCGGGTTGCCCTTTGTGGCCTTCAGCGTAAAGAGCAAGTACGGTTTGCCGGAGCTTTCGCCGACCTTTTGAACGACTTTAGCAACCTTGAGGCCGTAGTCACCCTCAGGAATGTGGACAAACCCACCTCCCGATTCAACGCCTTCAAAGTTAACTGTTATTAGATTCGCCATTGTTCTCTTCTCCTTGTGGTGTTGATTCAAAAAGCTGTTGGGAAATTCGGTTGCGGACTGCGATATAAGAAGCATTCTTCAATCGCTTAGGAAAGAGGCTTGCACGGTCTTTCGCCTCCACGTGTTCGGCGATGCGGAAGTCTAGGAATCGTGCAGGTTTCATCCCACCGGATTTTTCGTCTTCAACATCTTCAACAGTCATTCTACCAACCCAGTCTACCGCGCTGGATAGGTAGCCTCTGATGCTTGGAGTTACTGCGGTAGAGATCTCGTCAGGACCCTCATTCTCTCCCTGTGACTTCTTCTCCTGAACCAGATAAACCACGTCTTTGGAGAAATTGCGAGTTTCGGCAATGCATTCGATGATTCTAGCACTGACCAATCCCCACTTGCGTTGATTCATCTCGAAGTTTCTCTTACCTTTAACTTCCCGAAGGGCCAAAGCTTGAAGTCCAGTTACTGTGTCGGGAACCAGGATGTCTGTATCTTCAGGATGTTTGTTGATATGATCAACTACATCCAGGTAGTGAAGAATGCTCTTGATTCGGATGATCCTGAGGAACTCCTTGGGATGCTTTCTCAGGGTTACTGCACCAGAATCTCCGCAATCAAGGATCGTTACTTTCATGTTCTGTTTTGACGGGTTACCGGCAAAGGTGGTTTTGCCAACTCCATTGAACCCATAGATTGCCAGATGAATCGGGTTCTTCTTGGAGTACTCGGATGGGTCCGAGAATTCTAGTACAGATTCAGCCATTGTTTCTCCCTCAATTTGAGTATATCTCACGCCCTGTTATTTGTCAAGGGTAAAGAACTGATGAATATTACTTGAGCTCTTCTGGCCTATTCGGTCGCTTTTCGTAATTCTTGATAACTACCAGATTCCTGTCAGTTTGCTGAAGCATATCGCACTGGCATAGAAGGTAGTAATCACAATCGAATTTGCAATCAGCAGTCCAGTTGCGCAATGGTCGTTTGGCGCTCTTAGCTCTTATAGCACGTTCAACCCACTGCTTAACGAACTCCTCACCCATTCTCATATTGACGCTATTGCGGACCCGCTCAAGACTCAGAGTTTTGGGGAGGCTCTCGAGCTTATTCTGGAGCCCCTTAATCTCATCCGGTGTCTTAGCCTCAATACCGGCTTCCTTCAGAGATCTCAAGTATCCTCTCTGGTCGGTATTGATCTGCCTAACTGACAGGCTGCCATCCTTGTTGATTTTTGGACGCGGGACAGGCTCAGTGCGGATGTAATCCCACAGGATGCCGTCGATTTTAAGATCTACTTTCCCGAGCAACCAGGCATACGAGTGGACCTGTGGCTGTAGCATTCTTTCCTCAGGATCTGGGATCTTCTTCTTAAATTTGTGTTCAACAAGGATCCTGTTGCGGAGTTCATGACCTTTGATACGTCGTGCAGTTGAGACTTTGGTAATCTCGTCAACTATGAGGTCGGCTTTCCATCGTACAGGAAAACCGGCTTTTGTCATAATTGAGAAGTCTTTTTCGACTGATACTATCTCCCAATTCTTATCCCAGTCGGCCCAATGCTCAGTGTAGTGTTCCATGAGCTCATGAAGACTATCCATGAAGTCCATGCCATAATCTTCCTTTTCCTCGTCAAAGAGCTTATCCCATCGTTCCTTTTTCAGCTCCTCGAACTTGGCTTCCCAACCTGGTCCTGGGCGGGTGTAATGGGCCTGAACTAGCTGGTGTCCAAGATCTCCCCTGAACAGGCCAATCTTTTTGGTTTTAGGCTGAATGCCTTCTTCATACCTGTACGAATACTGTTGCTCGCATCGAGCCAGTTTACGATCCGAGGAGAACGATACACCTTTGACTAGCATTCGATTTCCTTTCCTTCCCAGCAATCTTCATAAGCAGTAACATCCATGAGAATTGGAATCCTAAAACTGAAGTTGAAATACTTCTCAGTCGGCAGATTCTCGAGGGTATACTTGATCCCAGCCCTTAACTGTGGTACATAATCTCTACGCACCTCAAAGATCTGCGAGTCATGAGCGGAACCTACCAGCATCGCCTTCGTTGGGTCTATTTTAAAGTCCCACTTAAGCTGATAAGAACTAATAAGATTATTGATAAAAAGGTTAAGATCAGAGCCAGCCGATTGAATCGGTGAGTTAACTCCCTGACGGATGGCTTCTTTTCGGAGCCACTCCTCAAGTCCAGAACCATACTTAGCACCAGGAAGGTGGCGGCGGCGACCAAAAACGGAATCAATATAACCGTTTTGCGCAACGAAGTGTTCAACACGATTATGCCAGAGAACCAGGCCAGCGTATTTATCAAAAAATGCTTCACGGTATAACTCTCCTTCATGTTTCGTGAGGTCTAAACCAAACTTTTCTTTAGCATATGCTACGAACTTCTTAGCCCACATGCCGTAGACAAATCCGAAGTTTACAGCCTTGGCCTTCTTCCTAGTCTCCTTGTCGATTTCTCCATGAGTCAGAGTCATGGCTGTGGACGTGTGAATGTCCTCACCAGAGTTGAATACTCGCATCATCGTCGGTTCTTGGGCAACGTGGGCCACAAGGCGTAGCTCAACTTGAGAAAGATCGGCAGCAACAATGCACCAATCGGGATTGCGAGCGGTAATGAGGTTACGGATAAAATGATCACGAGGGCACTGGTGAAGTGTAGCGCCAAGGTTCTTTTCTCTTCGGTTATTGCGTACCATCGTGGAGTTGAGACGGCCCGTATCCGTCGCTGTAAACCCGTAGTTTGCATGTAACACCGGGCCTTTCCTCGTCCATGGAATTAGGTAGGTTGACAGGTATTTCTTCCACTTTCTCCATTCCAGGATTGCGTCAATTACGGCGTGTTGTCCCATCAGCCGAATTAGGGCTGCCTCAGCAGAACTGTTACTGCCTTTCTTGGTCTTGACTGGGCATCGAAGTCCGATATGCTCATAAAGCAGCCAGTTCATCTGCTTTGGAGATCCCGGATTGATATGCCTACCATCAGCGAATGAATCAATCTGTGAATTGAATTCCTTGATCTTATCATTGCAGATGTCAATTCTTTCGATAGCTTTCTCCATATCAATATGGAAGCCATCATAGATAACCTTGGTGAATGTCTCAACAGCTGGAATGAGGATGTACTTAGCAATTCTGGCAACCTTCGGATGTGTCTTGAGAAATGGGAGGTGACGCTCTCGATAAAGTCGTAGGTCATACAGGACATCTCGAGAGTTGTATTTCTTCATCTTTTCCCAGTCGGTGACAACCCTAAACTCATCTACATCATCCCAGTACGGGACGTTGAGGTATGCCACAGCCTCGTCTTTAAGACCATTTTCATCATTCTCGTCGATGAGGTATGCACCAACTTTGGTGTCAAAATAGAGCTTCGGTTGAACTCCGAAGATCCTCAGTATCCATGTTCCCTCGAATGTTCCGCGCCTGCAGATTATCCTGTACTTCTGGAAGAATTTCTCATACAGGTCAAATTGATCTTTACGGATTCTAACCCAGTAGATCGTATTTGGATCTTGAGACAGAGCCATGCAATGGATCTTCGCATCAGGCCTGAAAGGATCAAGCCCGTTGGTCTCAATATCTACTTCTACTGGAAGTGATTCGTCAAAGGTCCCCTCAGGAGGGAACATGGAGTAGAGTTTGCTCATCTGTATGCCTCTTCCAGGATCTTTACAAGATGCCTTGTCTGATGAAATGCATCGTCCAAAGCATTATGTCTGGTACCGATAAATTCTGGTGCTTCGACCTTCTTGAAAATGTTCTTCATGGTCCGATAGCACCGGCTATTCCAGTGATTCCATGGCTGCTTGATTCCTACTGCTTTATAAGCCACAGACAGAACAGGGTTGTCAAAATCTGCACCATTCCCCCAGATCTTGCCATTCTCCGGGAAGAATTTCTTGAAAGCCGCCAAAGCATCATCAATCCCTCGACAAGGTCGAGAAGCTTCTTCAAAAACTACTCTTGCTTCCTGTGACTGAGTCTGCCACCACTCCACCGTGTCCCTATCTTCTTTGAGACCACAGCGTCTGTTGGATTCACGACTGATTGGCCCAGAATAGAACCTCATCCATTCATCCTGTTCGAGTAATATGTTGAAGCCTATAGCCCCAATGGAGATTATGGAACATCCCGGCGTAGTTCCTAAGGTCTCAATATCTACCATCACATCAGTGTAAAGCATCATTTTACCCCAGACATATGATTTAACACCCTCTTACCTTCAGACCAACAATTCTTACAGACGTCCGGTGCGATACCAGTTCCGCGACCGAAGTCGTAAGAACCCCCGTTAATGAATTTACCGCCCGAGATTTTTGGGCGATCAGTACAAAGAACCTTGGCATTACAGCTCATACAGGTATAATACGGCTCACTGATGATCTGAGCAATACCGGCCGATAGAGCTAGTTTCTCACATGCATGGCAGCAACCACCGGCATACCCAGTGACATAGAGAGTTGCACCTTTCAGACTAATTCCATGCTTAGCTGCAAAGCAAATCGCATTGGCTTCTGCATGAATAGTCCTAAGGCAGTGCCCATCTTTCATAACGCAGCCTTCCTCGTCACAGTGTGGACTTCCTGACAGAGAGCCGTTATACCCTGTGGACAAGATGCGCCCTTCAAGCTCAATGACACATCCTACACGAGCTCTAGGACAAGTGCCTCTCTGTCCTAAGAGCTTTGAAATAGATAGCATGAGTTCGTGTTTGCTGATTCTCGGCATTAAAGCCCCAAATCTGCAATGGTTCTTATGGCCATTGCGGCTACTTGGATTAACTCTTTCCTCATGTGTTCAATTCGTGCGAGTTGTTCACCGAGTTTAAGCTTATTGGGATTCACTTTAACTTCTTCCCAATATTCCTCAAACTCTTCTTTGATAACTGCATAGGCCTCATGATGAGAATTCATGGGTGGGTGAAGTTTCATTGCACTGCGGACTTCACGATCAACTGATTGAATTGCTTCCTCAAGTGCGTCCATTTTACTCCTTCGGGAATATCTTTCGATAGTCATTCACAAAAAGATGTAGGCTTGTTATGTGCATGGTAAAGCTACCGGGTACCACTCTAGCCCACCTGGCGTCTAGCCTTTGTAGTTCTTGAAGTACCCACTGTTGAAGACGCACTGTCAGGTAGATGTCATTCCTGAAGTGACGCACAAAATCACAGCTGCGTATATAATACACAATGTGGAACTGATCATCCCTCATTATGAATTGATACCCAAGTGTGCATGGTTTACGCTCGTCCATAGGGGCGCCCAAGTCTTCCGGATACCACACTGGCAAGTATGCTTGCCGAGTGAACGGGTCAACTTTGAGCATCTGGATCAGGTCATCAAGATTACCATACCTAAACCGAATACCGAATGTGGATGGAGGCCAATATCTCTCAGGATAGGTATGGCTGAAGATGCCGTGCTTCTTGAATTCCCCGTTACCTTTTGGTGCGTGTGGCCACCATTCCTCACTTGGGGGAGGATTAAATGGGATTCTGCTAACCCTTTCAGCAAAATGATCGTCAGCCCATGGTAGGTCGGGTTTAATCTGAGCAGCCAGTTCTTCTTTGGAGATGTGCGAGTTCAGTACGCTGAGACTGAAGTTCAATAACTCATGTGTGGCTAGTTCAGGACGCTTGGATGAATCTATGCCTTGCCAGAAACCGGCCCTTACTACACGGGCCGTTTTCAGTCTCTCAGCTGCCAAAGCAATTGGTGTGTCGAATCTCGAATAGACCCCCACCTAGTCACACCCCATTTCTTCCAGGAAGTCCTCAATGCCTTCTGGATCTACGTCCATAGTTGTTGTGGCTGGCAATTCTCCAAAGAATTTACCCGGTGCAATGGAGAGTTTGTCAACGTCAATGCTATTGGGAATAAACCCATGTTCGTCGAGGGCCATCATCCTCTTACGTCCCCTCTTCAGTGGTCCGAACTTGATGTCGTCGTAATCCACATCAATGAGGCGCTTGAGCGTTTTCTCGAGCCTGTGACCCTGAAGGGGCATTTCAAACCTCTTCAAGTAATACACCTGGCTGATGCCAGAGATAAAGCAGTTTGAGATAACCCAGGTGCCCTTTACCTTGGGAACTCCCATCTTCTTAGCTACCACGTTAATAAGAGACAGGTCAAGAAACCCAACTTTATCAACATGACAAGCACGTGAAGTAAGAATAACCTCGGGAACTGGGCAGATTCGGATCTGTAGAGATGCCAAACATCCACCATAGTTATGGCCTGTATTAAGATTGACAGAATAAGAAGCGACGAAAGGACGGCTGGGATAACGCTGTAGTTTCGCCATAGCTTCGTCAATCCAACTTGAAAAATCACTGCGTAGATACCTCCGTAGGAATCTGGTCCACCTGGACTTGGTATAGCTTGCCATACCCAGGTTCATGTTGTCGTTGTCGAGTGCATCTTCGACCCTTACAGTAATTAGGTCTTTGTACCCGATGCAAACTCCCCATTTCAATATTGGGAGTTCTTTGTTGTAGGCCAGTTCGTCGGTTAGGCCTCTATAGGCTGTTAGCAGTGTTGGGAACTTCCTCTCGATCAATTGGTTCTCCTCATCCAAAAAGATAGTCGTCAATCGTTGCAAACTGCTTAACTTTCGGGTGAAAGTGGAAAACATTCTCGAGAGGACCAATGATGATCAGCTCTTTCCCACATCCTAGGGCATACCCGGATTCAAAGTGCCTTCCGCCACGAAGGGTTGGCACAGTTGGATCTTCTGAGAATAAGATAACGGTATCTGCCATATCTATATCCTCAAGATCCATGATTGCGCATTGCTGGTTCTCTTCAAAGGTCCTGTCAGGTAACTTACCAGTTCCAGTACTGTTGAGCCAGCTTGAGGTTATCTCTAATCCATGTTCTGCCAGATCAGGGACTAGAGCAGCTAATTCTTCACGTCGGGAATAACGGGCTGCGAGGTAAACTTTCAATCTTCTACTCCTTTGGCGAGGCTGATTACAGCCGATAGATTTGGTGGTTCGAAGTCAGGGCCTTTGGGCGTTTTGACCTGATACTTCTGAGTTGGGTCAACTACACGGTTTGGATCAGGGGCGGTCTTGCTCATATTGCTCCGCTGGACTTCAGCAAAGGCATGACCAAATGGAAGTCCCAGAGTTAATAGGGTTCCGAGAATCACATAGATGGAATCTACTGCACCGTCCAGGACTTCCTCCAGAAGAGTATCTTCGGTCTCTGGAGTAGCTCTTTTGAGTCGGTTAAGAGCAACTATAAGCTCCTCGTTAACTTCCTCGTTAATCAACCTAATGCGCAGGTTGATAATTCCTTCATGGACATTGCCTGTTGGTTTTTCATTCACCAGGTGCCCATACTTGTTATGGAAGGCCAGCAAAGCTTTTTCGAGTATATCACCGGCTTCCATCTGACATTGGTAATCAGACAAATGTTCGTAAGAACGTGTTTTCATTGATTCTCCCTGATGAATTTTACCACCCTATCAAAAGACCTTTTTTCGTCCCACTTGTATACGTATGTGCGGGACGTCGAGAATGCAGAGTCTTCCACGCATGCTTCGTATTCTTTCCTCAGCTGCTCGATGCTTTCAATCACCCGTGGATTCTCATCTTTTTTGAAGTTGAGTTTCTCCGGGAGGCAGAAAATAACTATGCTGCCGGTGGTCATAATCTCAAGTAAAGTATTGAGATATTCCAATCTGGAGAAGGAGGATTTGCCTCTGAGAACTTTGCCATACACCATCTCGGAGAACAAGAACCTGTCAACTGCAATGGTATGGTTCTGACCGTACAGGTGGAGATAGCGACGGGTTTCATACTTCATCCGGTCAGGATCGCCCTTCGAAGTAATGCGGGGTGACGGAAGAACTTTATCAACTATACCGGAATTTTTTAGGGCCCCACAGAGTGTTGACTTACCCGCTCCGTCAGGACCTTCTATGATGATCATTCTTGATCTCCTCAACTAGGGTTTTGATTTCTTCAGCCGCATCCTTATTTTCCTGTAGAAGATTGTATATTCTGACATCTACAGTTCCTTTGGATTGCAGGAAATAATAGAAGCATGGTTTCGTTTGACCTAACCTATGTATACGGTCGATCGCTTGTTGGAAGTTTATCAGCGAGTAGTCGGTGGAATAGAAGATCATGTAGTTAGCTGCTTGGAAGTTATTTGAACCGGAACCCGACTGGGTTTGGCAAACCATTGCCCCGCCTTCACGGTTGAACTTCTCAAGTACCGAGGCCACCACCCTACCCTTAACCCTGTGGATATTCTTCCATTCCAGGTCTTTAAGAACTTTCTGAATCTCAGCAATCTCCCACAGGAACCGAGCGAAAATTACTACCCTCTCAACTCCAGATTCCTGCATAGATTCAAGTAAACCTTTTAAGGCATCTAGCTTCGACCTATGTACAAAGAGATCTTCCTTTCTTTCATTTTTAATATGGCCGCCAGCAATTTGGGAAAGCTTCATCATCTTCGTTAGGGCGATAGAAGCTATCACATTCTGGTTCTCAACATATGCAACGAACTCCTTCTCCATCTGGTTGTAGATTTGCTTGGCTGCCGGAGGGAGAGTAACTTTCCATGGGATGAAATTCTTTTCAGGAAGTCCAGTCTTCTTAATCCTAATTACATATGGGGCGATGATGCTTGCCAACTTCTTAACATTGCGAGTTTTCAGAAGCTGGAAGTTACCAAAACCGCCCCATACGCCATACCTGTGTTTATGATCATCAAATTCTTCATCAAGAACATCCCTCTTGATAAACCTAAACTGACTCCACAAATCCATCACTTTCTTATTGCCAGTTGGCGTCCCAGTAAGATCTATGGTATAGTCCGCAATAGGTCCCAATTGATGTATAGCCTTCGACCTTCTGGCAGTCGGTCGCTTGATCTTATGGCCTTCATCAATTGCTACGATCGATGGGCACCACCTAATAACACTCTCAAGTATTGTCTTATCAATGAAGTATTTCTTACGAGGTGATCTCCCCTTGGAGGATGCCCTCTTAATCGCCAGTTCCGTCGGTTTTTTCTTTTTCCGACGGGGGCAGATGTAGTCGTAGTTGATAAGGATAACATCGCTACTCCAGTCTGGTTTGTATCCCTTCATATAAAGGGAGTATCTCAAGAATGGGCAGTTCTCTGTAATCTCGGCGATCCAGACGTCTATTGCCTCGATTGGCGCAATTACAACAGCACGAGAAGTCTTTTTGTGATATACCAGATTGCCGATGAAGTCAACTACAATCTTAGTCTTACCAACGCCCATGTCGCCGACAATCAGCACATGCTTGTGGCGATAGATATCTTTCATGGCCCTGAGTTGCTCAGGCCTGGGCGTTTTGAGATACGGGTAAGAGATGTTATTGCTCCATCAGTGATTCGAGGCTTTGTTGGTCATGCATGGCCTTGGCCGATTTAAGACCAATAAGGAAAGCAGCTCTTGCAATAGCGGTAAGTTGAATGATTGCAGCGGGACCCGCAATCGCTGTTATGATCATCAAAGCCGGATCACTGGCGCTTACGTTGTAAGTCATTTCATCCAACGCGCAGAGGTGATGCGGTTCTGAACTCTCGTTCCGTTTTGAGAGTTCATCGCATAGCTCACAGAAGTCGCATTTTCCTCCCTTTTCACCATCGGCATGTGCAGCTTTTTGGTGAGCAGATAATTCGGAGATTGCAGACTCAATCATTACTTCACTCGGAAATTTCATCATTCTCCCCCAGGTCGTATCGGAATCCAAGCAATATTGGATGCCGCGGCTTATTCTTAACACCCACAGGAAAATACTTGTAGGTGACCGTTTTGTGCAAGAACTTCTCAGGATTACTCAAGAATGTAATCCACATCTCGTGTCGTTGTTCCATGGTGACACCTTGAAATGTTCCTATATCGAACTCGATGCCAGTTTTCTTATCTCTGACATAGAATCCTCCGAGGTGCCCGTTTGGAATCTTGTTCTCTTTGTGAGAACTACGTTTACTGCGTCCTACCTCGTTAATAACTGCAACATTAAGGTTGGTCTCTTGCTCATAGGCCCCGAGAATCTCAGCCTCGGAATCCATGAACCGTTTTACCTTAATCAAAATCTCTTCGTGAAGGGTAGATCTTCCTTGCTTGTAACGCCCGTGGGGATTCCTGAGCATAATGCCTTCCCAGCCACAGGTGACCATTTTCTCTTCGAAGTCCAGGACCTCTTGTGGGTTATACAAAAACCTCTGAGGAACCATATGCAAACGAGAATACCTGGGGGTGATGGGTAATAGTCTATTCCTGAGTAAAGATATACGAACGTCGAAGGGTATAGATCCTGACTCGTCTACCAGGTCAAATATTAGGTACTTGAAGTTAGGTTTCCCATCCTGTGACATAACCCCGCTTTGTGTGGTATTGAAGCAACTTGGAGAAAATGGTGACCCAACTACAAGTTCTCCATCAAGGTGGCTAAGCTCTTCATGCTCCAGATATCCACGGACGAAATGATTGGGGATGAGCTTATTCTTTCGGCTCAATACTCCATTCGTTGTGTGGCATCTAATCCCATCAATCTTAGGAGAGCCGATCACCGGGTATTCAAGAGACTCGATCTGCCGAAGAGCTATGACCGGATCACTAGGGTCAACTTTGGCAGCGAGTAGAACGCTCTTTATCATAGTTATATTCTATGCCAGTGATGTCCTATTTGTCAAGGGCAAAGATTTGCTTAGTTTCCCTAAAGGCTTTATTATCATAGCACAAACTGCAGGGACCCTTGACAAATGTTTCTTCTCATATTAATATGATAAGTGACTAATATGAGATCCATTGATGCTTCAGAATTCCTATCTCTGATATGGCCGCAAAAACTCCTTCGGAATGAGACTCTTGAGTTAAGAGCTATTAAGAGGAGCGACAAGGCCATTAGCAGAAGATTCCTCAAGTCACCTGGAGAATTCCTTCAAGTGGCTTCGGCTTTTGGTACAGGTTGGGATATCTACTATGGCATTGCCACAAGGCATGAGAAAGGCGGGAAGAAGGAAGACTGTTCCCGCGTTTGTTGCGTTTGGGCAGATTTAGACCATGTGGATAAGCTTCCTGACTTCAAGAAAGTTCAACCCGACATCGTTGTTAACTCCGGGGGCGGCTATCATATATATTGGCTGCTGGAAACTCCGATATATGTGAGAACAGGTCGATGGAAAGAAATCGAATCTATCAATCGTGGACTCCTCAAGAAGTTTGGCGGAGATCCTATGACACCGGATATTAGCCGCATTCTCAGGGTTCCCGGATTCTTCAATTACAAATATACTCCTGCAAGAAAGGTAACTGCAAATGCCGTATAAGCTTGAAGACTTTAAACGCCTTGGCATCTATGAGGAGAAATCGGATTATAAGGAATGCAATCTTGAGGGTGGAGTTATTATCGCTCGTCCCAAGGTTTCCGAGAAGATTAGAGAACTCCTCAATTCATCTGGTGGAAGGTCACATGGTGGCGATGGTAGCCGGCAAGATTCTGCAGTTATAACATCTTTGCTTTCAGCAGGACTTTCACCCGCAGATGCATATGCAACTTTTGAAGCATCTCCGAGAGGTCAGGATGCTCAAGCGAGAAAGAATGGGCATTTTGCTGATTACATGAGGAGAACTATTGAGAGGGCGGCAGCCTTCCTTGAGAATTCTGAAAAGATATCAGTTAACTTTGCTGTTAAGAAGCCTGTTCACAATGGAACAGGCTTGGTAGTTTCTATGGGCCACGAGATTGAGACTGAGAAAACTCACTGGATCTGGCCTGGATACATACCGGCAGGAAAGCTTACTATCATTGCTGGAGATCCCGGAATGGGAAAATCTACAATGGTTGGTGATATCATCTCCAGAATCAGTCGCGGTACATTCTTACCATCTGGTCAAAGAAGCATTACAGGAACATCTCTTATTGCATCGGCCGAAGATTCCCCGGAAGATACAATCATCCCAAGACTGATTGCTTGTGGTGCTAACCTCAAGAGGGTTGGAATCATAAGAGAAGTACGACAAGAAACTAAGGATGATGAGTCCAAGTATTTGACCTTTCCTCGAGATTTGGAACTACTCAAGAATACGATTGTTTCCACAGGTGCTCGGCTTCTCATTATTGATCCTCTTACTGCCTTCATTGAGAAAGGCAGTGACAGTTACAAAGATCAGGATATGAGAAGGATATTGCATCCGGTTGAATCAATTGCTCAAGAGACTGGCTGTTCTGTTGTCATCGTCGCTCACCTCAATAAAAAAGAAGACGCCAGTACTTTGTATCGAGTCGGCGGCACTATCGGTTTTATCGCTGCGGCAAGATCAGTTCTTGGCGTTACAAGGATGGATGATGACCAGAAGGTTTTGTATTCACTTAAAGTAAATCTAGCTCGTAAGCCTATGTCTATGGCATACGAGATTAAAGAAGTTAGAAAGAGAAAGACCGAGCAAAACAGCTGGCTCGGTGAAGATGTCATTCAGTCAAGTGCTATACGATGGCTTGGCGAAGTTGACTTCGATCCTATGGCTAAGGCGAATGTTGCCACACCAGATTCTGTAGCTCTCGAAGAAGCCAGCATATTCCTGAGAGAAGTTTTAAGAGATGGACAACTGGAAGTTGATGAAGTCTATTCTCAGGCAAAGCACGCCGGCATCTCTAAGAATTATGTGAACAAGGCGAAGTCAGTTATGGGCTGTGCTTCTCAAAGGAGATTGGGTAAGTGGTACTGGCAGCTTCCTGAGTCGGAACAGGCCTAAGATTGCCGAGAGGCATAAAGGCAAATTTGACTGTCAAAACGAGTCAAAAACAGGTACTTAAAGGGCCATAATTGGTCCTACGCGGCCTGTTTTTGACTGTCCTGGCGGGTACGTATGGTTACCGACTTTTTAATTCTTTTAAGGGCCCTCTGGTAAATCTCCCATGCCCGCTGACGACTAATCCCAAGCTTATCACCAATCTCCTGAAAAGTCATGGGAGGATCCTGTCTACGCCAGGCCAGAATGTCGAGATAGCGCGGAATTGTGTGGATATTTCTTCTCATATAAATATTCTATAACAGAAATTAATCCATGTCAAGTGTCAGAGGTCAGAAAAGACCATATCTATCTTCTCTAGCCTCTTGAACTTGACGAACTTGTAATACTTGATGTCGGTCGGGGACCACCTCTTAACCAGCTTAAGCTCGTAGTCTTTTTGTTTAGCCGGTCCCATCTCCACATATAGAGGCTTGAACCCGTATCCCACAATCTTGTGGACAAGGGATAATGATGAGATGACAACCATCTCATCATACTTCCCAGTTCGGTACATCTTAACGATCTGTGGCAAGCTGGGTTCTAGCTTGTCGAATATGTCAATCTCGACGTCTTCTCCATAGAGCCTCTTAAGCTCCTTGACCTGCGAGGTTAGAGGGTGGTACTTAGAGACCCATAGGATCTTCATGACTTAATTCTCCTACCAACTGGACGGTCTGGCTGCTCAATTTCTGTGGGAGTTATGGGATCCAGTATAGTCATAAGAATCCCATCGTAGATACCTACATTCCAGATGTTTTGACCCCGTATCGTTGTGGCAATTCTATAGACGTTTTCACCTATGGTAATAGTATGAGATCTCAGGTTCAGAACTATCTGAAGGTTGGCTGGAATATTAACTCCAGTTCTCAGCTGTTCTTGTTGTTCAGCAAGCTGAGATCTTCTTTCTTGTTCTAGTCTTTCTCGCTCCTGAATTGCTTCCATTGCTATTCTAAGTTGCTCAGTTTCTTCAGCTCTTATCCTGGAAAGTTCTTCATCGCTGGTTGGGCGTCGTTCTAGACCGGACATCCATGGAGTAGCATTTACATACTCGTATCTTATAGGAACTCTAAATCCATCCGGTGGGTTTGGAGGGGGAGCAATCCGGCCAATGGAAGGTTGGTTTTCAGCTAACCTTCTACGATCTCGCTCGGTAATAAGTTCACCATAAGCTCCAAAAGAACTGGGTCTTCTGCCACGAGTCTCGGCACTCCTTTGAATCATAGCGATGGTATTATCAAGGTGTTCTTGTTCCATGTCCCGTATTCTAATGTATCTACCATCTCTCATTCTCCAGTATCCGAACTGTCTACGTCTGGAGTTTGTATTTTCGAAGACCTCTGCAGCCGAAGGAGATGGATTCATGCTGATCGTTGGAGAAAGTTGAGCCGGTGGATCGTCCTCCTGTTCCACTTCTACCTCATGGAACAACTCGGTATCTATGGGACGTTCCTCCCGTTGGAGAGGAGCTCTATCACGTCTCCTCTCCCATCTCTCAGCTTGTCTTTGTGTATGTCTGTCCCTAGGAGGTGGCATTAGACTCCTTTAATACGGCGGGCCGGTGTGACAATGACCGACTCGTTGAGTTTAATTTCTGCAGCTTCAAGCTCATGACGAACCCGCATACGAAGTCCTTCCATCGTGCGTAAAGACTCAGCATCAATACCCATGGTAAGAGACTTCAGCTGGTTGACAAGTCCGCCCAGCTCCTCATCATTTGTGATATTCCTGAGCTCGAAGGTCCCTAGAAATTCCTGGAGCTTGGTCACAGTACTTGTGGAAAGCCTTTTCGGACCGCCATATGGATCTGACTCGAGGGACTTACGTAGATGACTGACAAGCTGGAAGCAGGTTTCACGAAGGATCATGCGGGCTTCTTCGTATACTTCCTGCATACGGGCCTGAAGCTTTTTCTTTTCCTCGGTGAAAGTTGCTTTGGAGATTTGCTCCAGGTCTGGTGGGACTTCAAGTTTTAGAGTCTGCCAGGACATCGAGAACTGTGCCACAATGTCACCGACTTCGTAGTCCTTCGCGTTGTACAGCTTGCGAAGCTTCTCGGGAAACTCCAGCTTGATGCTCTCGAAATCTCGAGCGAAGAGGCATACCAGCTCATATCTCATATCAGAATACTTCTCGAGCTGATCATATACCTGTGTCACTATTCGCTGTGGGATGAGATGCAAACCAGTCTCATAGGGAAAGCATACGCTGCGCACATAGCGGCGTATTTCACTGTCGAGTCTCTTGATCTTGTCAAATGAGGCAGCTTTGAAAATGACCTTACGGACCTTAACTAAATCTTTATCGGCATCGACGTCAATCTCTTCGCTAGAGACGCCACGTTTATCACCCATCCGAGATATTCCTATTTGAAGGAATATTGGCTGTTCGTCAATCCTTACTGTTTTCATGCTGATGTCCTTTCAGGTTATGGTGGGACTGCTAAGTCTATGATAAACAAAGCAGTCCACATTGTCAAGGGTTCTGGTTTACTCGGTTTCCCGTATCTCAACTTCATTGAGGTACGGCTTGTATGCCGATCCAAGCTTCAGACCGAGTGCAGCTTCCAGAGGAGCAGTAGCTTCCTGGCAGCTAGTTCCCACAAATCCTGTGGCGTCGAGAGTGCCACCCTTCTGGATAGTGATGGTCCCACCGGCCGGGTGATGAACAACCAGTTCACCATTTGGCTGACGCTCGTGATACCAGCCGAGGCTCTCGCAGGTAGACTCGATCACCTTGTTGGAGTATTCCTCCTGAAAGCGTTCGAGGATCGACTGATTGCCCCAAGCGCCATTGTAGTTATCGTAGAAGATTTTTCCATCCCCGTCGATAACCACAGGATAGTTCCAGCCAGGAAACTTGATTGCCAAGCCGGAATGAGAGCTGCTATAGAGACGGTGAGAACCTTCCCCAATAACCGAAGCACCCATAGCCTCGGCAGCTTTGACGGCTACTTCCTTGTCCTTGAACTTTACATCAATTGTTACTGTGTGCGACATATTTGGTTCTCCTCCAACCATTTTACTTCATCGTGAATTACTTCGTTGCGGTTTTTGCCATGGGCGATGATTTGATTCGTCGATAGCAGTTTGGCTTCCCATTCTCCTGTTTGGTGATTGAACTCCACTTCAGAAGCTCGATCAACATGTAGCCCCCCCAAAGCCAAGAAAAGAGGACTAAACCTATCATCATATACACAGGAGATCCTCCCCTTGTCAATGAAGATTTTAGTTGCCACGTACCTTCCTCCCGGATGCAGTTTCCTGTGCATCGTTGGCGCGGCGGAGATTCGTGCTGGCCCATTCCCGGAGCTGCTGGATCTGGGTGGTCTTGGCAATAGGCTTAATTTCATTGAAGCAGCGTTCGATCATGCGCAGCTCAAGCTTCCTGCCAGTGCGTCGTGCAGCCGATTTAATAAGCTGCTCAATCTCGGCAGGCGTGAAATCGTCGCACATCTCAGCGATAGTGTCGGCCCAGTTGAGGTCACAGCTCAGGATAGTGAGGTGTACCTTGGCGACTTCTTCACGTTCCTTTCGAGACGGAAGATCGAGGAAGAACTTCTCATCGAAACGCCCAGCCCGCAGCATCTCTGTGGGAAGCTTGAGATGATCGTTGCAGGTGGCCACAGTTAGTACAGAGGTCGTGTGCTCCTGCATCCAGGTGAGCAGTGTACCCACCATAGATAAAGTAGTTCCGCCATCCGTATGCGAGGACGAACTGTGGCCACCAACTGCTTTCTCCACCTCGTCTAGCCATAAGACGCATGGAGAAATTGCATCTGCGGTTGCAAGAGCCTTCCGCATATTAGCTTCGCTTTGCCCCACCAGCGAGCCCTTGGCCGCCGAGATATCAAACCTGACGAGAGGCCTACCGAGCAGTGCGGCGATGACTCTAGCCGAAAGACTCTTGCCGGTACCTGGAACGCCGATCAAAGCAATCCCTCGGACCTGCAGCTGAATGTCATCCTTGGAGGTTAAGACCTCCTCCATGATGTACCGCTTGAGTTCTCCCAAGCCAGCAAGGAGACTAGGATCTTTGGGCTTCTCGACGCTCATGTATTCAGACTTCACGAGCTTCATTTTCTCGGCTTCCACAATGAGTCGCGAGAAGTCCTTACGAGAACTGAGTGCGAAGACGTTCTCAGCTTGCTCGATGATCAAACCTCTAGAAGCTTCAAGCAGACTTCTACGATGGCTAGGCGTGATTGTGCGCCCCTCGGTAGACTTGAGTATTGCATCGAGAGGAACTTCAAGTTCTTCCGAGGTTGGCAGGTCGGTTTGGATCACCGGAATCACATGCTTGAGTTCTTCAGGCATCTTCCAGACTGGAGCAACGAGGACTATCATGGTACCCTTCGCCTTGCACGCATCCAGGACCTGTAGCAAAGGTCTATATGATGTGGGCGCGTGTACCATATATTGGAAGTCATAGACCATCAGGATGGATTCTTCCTGCTTGGTCATGAACTGAAAAGCCTTCGGGAAATTGGCCTGTCCATCGGCCACTATGCTGGTGTTTCCAGACTCGTTGAGGAGACCCCCAACAGCCGCGATGGAGAAGATACGCTCTCCGAGATGCCGTGACTTGCATTCTTGAAGAAGGCGTTTCTCTTCCAGTGTCTCTACCGCAACTGCCGGATAGCCGCAGTCGAAGTAGTCTTGCAGAATTTCATCAGCTTTCACTTTGTCCTCGCTAGGTGAATGGGATGTTCTTTCTTGTTTCCACACATGCAACGTTGCAAGGTGGAGTCATAGTTGCGTTGATAAGAGTGTGGGTGCAGATGCAGTACATCTACCGGGTGCTTACCACACTTGAGGCACGTCCCGAGTCCAGATGGATCGTAGACGTGAGGCTTAGGACTAGACATAAACCGGACCATGGTGGACTTCGCCTTCTTTGCTCGGCGCAGTCTGCGTGATTCGGTTTGCATCTTCTTTGGCATATTGTTATCTTATCCTAGTCCGATTCATTTGTCAAGGGTAAAGTGTCCTGGTCCCAATTGACAGTCCTACCAAATAAGGGGAACCAGTATAGTAAGGAAAACGGTCTTCCCTCTTTGTATGCTTCGAGAATAGCGGCTGTATGCCACTCGGGCGGATATTCTTCGTCATTCATCTTCACCCCTAAGCTTGTCAATTATGATGTTGAATTCCTCACACCGCTCATCCGGGAAATCTTCACCGCTCTTTGCATACTCCAGGACCTCGATGATTGTAGCAATTTCCCGTGGAGTTAGTTCTTCTTTCATGATTTTCCTCCCGACTTCCAAATCTCACGACAAATAGCAGCACCAACTGTAAGCCAAGCTAAAGCTATTAGCCAAGCAATAACTTCACGATTCATTTGATTCCTCCTCGATACTCTTACGCAGCTCGTAGACATTTGCTGCCAGAAGGCCGGTATCTCCACCGGCTTCTGGATTCTTCGAATCACATAGTAAATCTTCCCAGCCAAGGTCTATGAGTTGGTCATTGACCATCTCAACTTCATCAGGTGTGATAGGTTTGAGCACCTCGAGCAATTTACGCCCGGCATCCACAAAGGCATCGTAAGCTTGTTTCTGTTCGTCGGTCATAGCCCTAACCAATCTATGATGAGTACTGATCCACTTTCACGTTGAGTAACCTTGTAGTTTTCTTCGAGAGATATGATCTGACCAAGGGTATAAGTCACATCATATAGGATTAGGTACCCATCGAGAGTGATGTCATATCCTACTGCGCGAAACTCTGTCTTAAGCCTAGCTGCGTCGTTTACTGCCACGTGTATCCTGTGAGTCATGGCATCAATACGTTCCAGAGATGGTACTGTTGCAGTTGGCATATTTTGCCGTCTCCTTTATATTATTATCTTATGCGATCTCGAATCATTTGTCAAGGGTTAAGATTTGACGCTTGACTCTCCTCGGGAGATTTGAATCACCAACTATACCAGACGGACTCTGTACTGATTCTTTGCCTTCTATAATTTCCATGAGCTTGCGGGATACATCAGCTAATTCGCTTATTGTGTTTGAGAAATCTGATCGTGCTGCTCTCAGCTCGTCATCCCTTTCCCGGTCATTGAAACTACAAATGATCCCGGTAAGGCAGAACAATCCAACAATGACTACGATTGAAACTGCGATTGTTACAACCATGAAATGATCAGGCACGTCCACTCTCCCGGTTACCCACCTTGAAGTGTGATACTAAAACTTTACGGTCTTCCAAGTATTCCTTGGCATGAGAAATAAGGCCGAGAATCTCTTCCTCGGCCTTAGGTATACCAGAGAAGCGTTGTTCCAACTTCTCAAGATCTGACAAAGCAATTGAGATGCGCAGATATTCAGCGCTGGTGCGGGCCATCAGATATCTATCTCCTTATGCTTAAGCCACGCATCATCATCTCTGAATATAACAGCTGATTGATGGTGGTTAGTCATCAGCGTGCGAGTGCCACACTCAGGACAGTAGTTGGGCATTCTAGGATTCACCCAACACAGTAGAGTGTGGCAGCACGGCATCTGGAGCAAACAGAACCTAACCCGCTCATTGAATTGTGCCATCAGTCTGCAATCCTTATGGTATATGAAACCTCGTGTCCCAAGCACCAGATAGTGATTGGGACGGCCAGGTTACGATCGACAAAGACTATGTCAAATTGATCCCCATAGTCGTTCAGGATACCGACTTGTGGAAAAGCAATCTTGATGTCGTCTCTTACGCATTTCTGTCGGCTGTGTAAGGTGAGGGTCATTACTTCTTCTCCCGACGTTCTTTCATGGACTTTACGCGTTTGGCAGTAATTGCTTTCTGTTGCTCGGGAGTTCGCTTAAACCACCAGTTTAGCTTCTTGCCCTTTTGTGTTCTACGATATGGACGGCGAGCCACCGCCACCTTTGCCACGGTCGTACGGTCACCGGTGGTTTCTCCTCGCAGTGTGGGCATATTATCTGGAGCCCCCAGTACCTGCCGGCCCGACGAGGTGAGAAGTAGTGACCCCAACCTGCCGGCAAGTTCATGGAACGGGATGCCGATAGAGTTGGCTGCTGACTCGATTTGGACTTCGAGCCTTCCGTGGAGATACGCGATTTGTAGCTCATGGTTATTTCCTCTCATTATTTTCCACCGTCTTTCTTAAACAACTGGAATAAGATCACCACCAGGATTAACTCGAGAAAGGTGTCACACATAGTTTTTCTCCTACATTTTTATTATAGGAGATCTATATTCATTTGTCAAGGGTAAGGATTATACTGACTTAAAGAAGGTGTGATTCCCTATATCCATAGTCTTTGTAATCTTGGAGAAGTCCCAGGAGGGACTGCAGACTTTAAGATTAGCATATAAAGTAGACCCATTTGTATTGTCGGTAATTGTCCCGTCGAATATACCTTGGGCAACTACCATCGAGTCTAGCCAGCTCTGATCACCATCGTGTGGCCACTTGACCAGCATGGCATCGCCAGGAGCTGTCATACTTGAGAACTGCCATTTACGCTCGATTACATCATCCCATTGATCATCGAGATGAGTAGCTTCCACACGGTTACGAATTACTGACCCGACTGCTATCTTCCCTTCCAACAATTCACCCATTGCTTCTCGCCAAATCACTAAGGCGAGAGCTGCTTTGTACCAATCCTGCATTATCATAGGTTCCTCGTGGGATTCGCGAGGGAGAAGATGCCATCTCCCTCGGATTTGCGGGTGGGAGTTTAGGCGGGATGTGCCTCGAGTAACAGCTGGTGTTCCACGAAGTGAATGGCATCCTGCTTCGTGAATCCTGGGATGTTCTCGTAACGTGCAAGCATACAACCATCGGGGCCAGTTATCACGACGGTGAACAGTTTTTGCAGAGGTCGCACATGGGTAAGAGTTTCACTTTGAAGAGTGACAACCGGAGCTGGAGTGGGAGCCGGTGGAGCTGGGTCGGCAGGATGTGTATTAGCCTTAAAAAATCGTTTGTTCTGTGCCATCTGATTCCTTCCTGAAACTTATTGCCCCAGTTTCTCCAGGTGCTGAGGCGCCACCTCCTCATTACCGGTCGGAGGCCGTGACCGGCAACAGGAGCTTATTCGAGCTCTTCACCTTCGGAATCGCCGTCTTCCTCGTCGAAGATCTCTTCTTCCTCGTCCTCAACTGGCTCGGGCTCGGGTGCCTTCTTAGACTTTGCCTTCTTCTCCTTGACCGGAGCGTCGCCGGCTTCTGACTTCTTCTTCGCAGCCGCCTCAGCGCGTTCTGCGTCACGAGCAGCCTTCTTCTCCTCGGCGCTCTTGGTGTACTTCTCGTAGCTGACCTTGATGTCATCCAAGAACTGCTTGTCCTTGGGGTCGCTCGGATCCCACTTGTAACGGGTGTAGCCGCTGTCCTGGAAGCGCGGGAG